CGCCGATGTATAAATGCGAACGATGGGGTTTAAATGATAATTATGCAGCAATTCCAAATAGTGAGTTTTGGAGTAGATATAAATGCGAGTAGGATGGCTAGACTAACAGAATATAATTTTGATTTATGTTTACTGATTTGCGAGGAAGTTGCAAACGGAGATAATATAATGCGTATTCTTGAAAAAAACAACAATTACCCTAGTTGGAGTACATTTAGACGATGGAAGCGTGATAATGAGGAATTACGAACGTTGTATATAAACTCACAACAAGACAAAGCCGAAGCCTTAGAAAAAGAAATGGATGATTATAGAGATATGCTTATATCAAAAGAAATTGACCCGTCAACTTATAACACTTTAGTACAGACTTTAAAATGGAAAATGGCTAAGTTTTATCCTAAAGTCTTTGGAGAAAAAACAGATATCACAAGCGGTGGCGAAAAAATACAATCAGCACCAACTTCGATACAAGTTGAAATAGTGAAAGCCAATGAAACTACAAGCGACAGCAGTATTTCAGAATAATTGGGATGCTTTACAATCAGGAAAATATAAATATATTGTCAATAGTGGTTCTTCACGGTCTTCAAAAACCTTTTCAATTATTCAAATATTCTGGTTATTAGCGTGGACTAAACCTCGAACTAAGCTATCTATATTCCGTAACACAAAAAAAGATTGTAAGGATACTATATTGCAAGATATGCTTAAGTATTACCCGACTTTGCCAAATTGGAACGATGTTGTTTACAATAAAACAGAAAGCACTCTTACTTTTCCAAATGGTTCTACTATTTTTATTGAAGGAACGGAGGACAGTTTGAAAGTTCATGGATACCATTCGGACTATCTTTGGTTTAACGAGGTTTATAAAGTGCCTTTAGAAGTATTCAATCAGTTAGATATGCGGTGTACGACGGCTGTATTTTTGGATTATAATCCTATTGGTAGAATGTGGAGCGATGATTTAATGATAAGAGATAATGCAATAGTAATACACTCAACTTTCAAAGACAATCCATTTATTCCTTTAGAGCAAAAAAAGAAAATATTAAGCTATGAGCCAACACCTCATAACATACAACAGAAAACCGCTGATATTTATCTTTGGACTGTTTACGGTTTAGGTTTAAAATCAGAAAAACCAAATCGTATATTTAAAGGGTGGGAAATTATCAGCGAAAAAATGTTTAACGATTTACCTTATACAAAATATTATGGTTTAGATTTTGGAGCTTCTGCTCCAACGGCTTTAGTAGCAATGAAAACCGATGGTGATAAATCCTATTTCTTACATGAGCTTTTATATAAACCGCTTAACGAAATGGAAGGTACGTTATCAGAAGAGCTTACTAAGTTAGGGATTGAAAAACATATCGAAATAATTTGTGACAGCGGAAACGAATTAAATCAGGGTGAAACTCGTAAACTTAAAAATGCTGGTTTTAATGTTATACAGGCTAACAAAGGTCAGGGGTCTGTTGTTTCTGCAATAGAAACGATGCAAAAGAGTAAAATATATTACACCGCATCATCTTTAAATTTACAAGAAAATTATGAGCAATACAGTTGGAAGGTGCATCAAGGCATTCAATTAGATATACCAGAAGAAACTAGGGAGGATTTAATTGATGCGTCAAAATACGTTATAAAATGGTATTCAAAAACGAGAGGCTTAAGCTAATTAGAAATAAACACGAAAAAATTTGTTTATAATTAAAAAAAATGTTATAAGTTTGCAACAATAATCGATGTGAAGATGCATCGTACACAAATCGAATGAACGTAAATACTAACTTTTTAAGTAAAAGCCTTAGTCAATTAAGTTTGATTAAGGCTTTTTTTATTATATGACAAAATCATTTTCAATACTAGGGAGGGAGATATTTAGAGTTGAACGCAATCGTTTAGGAGAATTTACCTATTCGTTTATGAATAGTGATACTTTTCACGATAATGGAAAGTATTTAAAATTATCTTTAGAAAACCCAGTATTGATGACAATCATTGCTTTGCGTTCAAAGATTTACTCACAAATGGAAATAGTCCACGTTGATAGCAACGGTAAAGAAATCAATAACAGTGAATTTGTAAAAAGACTTTACCAGCCTAATTACTTTCAATCTAAAGAGGATTTCTTTTTTCAACAAATGTGGTTTTTGTCAGCTGCAGGAACTAATTACACACGTCAATTCAAGGCTTTAAAATCAGATATTGTTCCAAGTGCATTATATAATTTAGTTCCCGACCAGATAGACCTTAACAAATCAAATGAATTAAGCGGGTTTGTTTTCTCAAAGCAACAGACTGATGCAGTAGGAGAAAGAAAAATAAAGTACACTATGAACAGTACTGTTATTTATATTGCCTTAAAAGATATAATCCCTTTTTATGATTTGGCAAATGGTTTAACCGATAACAGTTTCATGCACTCGCAAAGTCGAGTTAAGGGTATTTTTAGAACATTGAATAACATCGACCAAAATATTAAATCAAAGAATATTAATTTACAATTTAGTCAAAAGTATTTAGCTTCTAATAAATCAGATGGCAACGAAGCTATAATACAAGAAAGTGACCGTGATGATATATTCTCAAAGATTGACCGCAAAAGTTTATCAATAACTAATAAAAACATCGATGTTAAACATTTGGTTAGTGATATGAAGCGTTTGTTTTTAGATGAGCAGTTTAGCTCCGATGCTTTGACTTGTTTATTAGCGTTTGATATGAATAAGGATGTTTTAAACTTTTTTGGAAGCGGTGGTTCAACTTATGAGAATCAGGAGAAAGGGGAGTTAAGGTATTTGCAAAACAGCATCATTACAACAGCAAACAATACAATGAACTCTTTTAGCTCACAATGGGGTTTGTTAGACAAAGGCGAAAGGTTAGTCGCTAAGTATGACCATTTAAATATAATGCAACCAGTAATAAATGAGAAAATCAAATCATTAACCGAGTTACAAAATATGATTAAAATAGGTTTAGAAAATCAAACTATCACAACACAAGAAGCACAAAGGATGACAAGCGAAATGATTAATACCTTAAAATTATGAGTACTAAATTAACACGTCAAGAGATAGAAAAGGAAGAACAAAAAGCGGAGGCGATTAAGTTCCAAAAAGAATTAAAAGAAAAAGCCTTGAAAGAGGGTAAAACGATAAAAAAATGATTGTAGTAAAAGAATTTCCAGACCGACAGTTCGCTACAAAAGAGGAATTGTTTAAAGAGTTAATAGATAACAAAAATACTCTTATTGCTCAAAAGAAAATGATTACCAAAGAAGCGGACGCAACGTTTCATTATGTAGGTATCGAAAATGATAAAGGAGAAGTTATAAAAGCGGATGCAATGCCGTTAACAGATGCAAATGGACTAAAAGCAAAAGTAATTATTAATACTACTAATTTGTTAGATAGTCATAACGATTTGCACGTTAAAGGTATTTGGAACAAATCGGTAAAGGAACAAAAGAATCTACTTTTATTACAGGAGCATAAGATGACATTTGACCATATTATCACAGACGATGTAAAAGCAACGGTTAAGGAAATGCAATGGGGCGAATTAGGATATAATTACAAAGGAACTACCGAAGCGTTGACATTTGAAACAAATATTACTAAAGCACGTAATCCTTTTATGTTTGAGCAATACGCAAAAGGTTACGTTAAAGAGCATTCAGTAGGTATGCGTTACGTTAAATTAGAATTAGCGGTTAATTCAGAATCAAAATGGGATGTAGAAGAAAAAGCCGTTTGGGATAAATATTATAATGAAATTGCCAATAAAGAGGTAGCAGATGAAAGAGGTTATTTTTGGGTAGTTTCAGAAGCTAAAATAGTAGAAGGGTCAGCAGTTGTAAAAGGTTCAAACTTTGCAACTCCTACAATATCAGTTGAAGCCGTTAAAGACACTCCAACAGAACAAACCGAGCCGTTGAAAGACACTCAAAAAGAACAAAAATTATTAAAAGAATTATTAAACAAATTTAATTAAAAAAACAAATGGAAGAAATCATCAAAGAATTGGGTGTTAAAATAGACTCAATGAAAAATGAAACAGTTTCAAAAACGGAATTAATCGAAGTTATGTCTAAGATTAAAGACCTTGAAACTAAAGGCGAAAACGTGGCAACCTTCAAAGCTAATATTGAAGAAATTGCTTTGCGTGTTT